TAATCAGGGGAAATGATAATTAAGGATTTATTTATAGGTATAGGAGCATTTTTAGTTGCTCACTTACTTACCTTTTACCAATTAAATGGTCAGTTCCTTAAAACTGATTGGTTTAGAAATAATATTACTTTAACGGCAGCTTCAGGTGTTATATTATCCTTTTTTTACATTTGGGGTACTAAGTATACAGTAACAGGTATGGGAGGTTTGATGTGGCCTGCTCGTTTTATAGGATTTGGAATTGGAATGGTTATTTATGCTATATTTATAAACCACCACTTTAATGAAGGGATGAATTCGAAAACATGGGTTAGTTTAGCACTATCTCTAATTTTAATTTGTGTACAAGTACTCTGGAAAACTAAATAAATATGGCTAAGAAGAAAATAGTTAAAACATTAAAGTATAAAATACTTAAAATGTTAGCATACACTAATAAGCTAACATCATACCAGAAATTTGCTTCACGTATAGGTTATATGGGAGCAGGTTTTTTAATAGCAGCACAGTGGACCTTAGACCCAAGATTATATGTAATAGGGTTTATGTGTATTATAGTACAAACATCATCACGTAAACAGTGGAATTTAGTAGCTTTAAATCTAAATGGGTTAATAGCTTGGTTTACACATTTATTTACAAAACTATGGTAAAAGGGGTTATAGCAGGTAATTTTGATGTAATGCATCCGGGTTATATAGCAATGTTTAAAGAAGCATCAGCTAATTGTGATTGCTTAGTAGTAATGTTACATACAGACCCTTCTAAAGAACGACCTGAGAAACTTAAACCTATATTAAGTGTAGAGGAGCGTAAAGCAATGTTACTCTCTCTTATTTATGTTGAGGATGTAGTAAGGTATACTTACGAAGGTCAACTATTAGATTTGTTAAAATACGGTGAATTTGACGTTAGGTTTTTAGGTGACGATTATATTAATAAACCCTTTACAGGTGATAATCTACCGATTAATGTGTATTATCTTAATAGAGACCATGGTTGGTCAACAACAAAATTTAAAAAATTAATATTACAGTCAATATGAAACATTTAGAAGAAACACCTTGGTGGATTTGTGATGCAGATGATGAGAATTATTGTGCTTATGTAGACACGGATTCTAATTATTTTAATGCTGAACCGTTGCTTCTTAAACTATACCCTAATTTTGAAGAGCTTACTGATAAAGAAAAAGATGATATTCTGGAAAAAATAGCATTGAAATATCAAGATATTATCAATGAAGATTATGATAGATTAGCACGTGAAGCATTTAATGTTACTGAACATAGACTTGAAATGAAAACCGAATGTGTTATCCGTTCAGCCTATTTTAGAGCAACAAGACGTTATGCACAATGGATTACAAAGCAAGAAGGTATTGAAAACGAAACACTAGACATTAAAGGTTTAGAGTTTATGAAAGCAAATTTCCCACCTATTTTAGGATCATTTTTTAATGATATATTACAACAAGTATTAAAGGGTGAAGAAAAAGCTAGTATATTAGATCAAATAAAAGTATTTAAAAAGTCTATACTAGATGGTTCAATCCCACTTGCTAAGTTAGGTAATCCATCAGCAATTAAAAAATTAGAAAAATACTCAGGTAAGAGTACTAGAGCCGGAGAAATGTTTACTGAAATCCTTAAAGGTGCCCCCGCACCGGTAAGAGCAACAGTTCGTTATAATGATTTATTGAGACTATGGCAGTTAGATAAAAAACATAATTTAATTACACAAGCGGATAAAGTTAAATTTATATACTTAAAAGATAACCCATATAAAATTGAGGCATTAGCCTTCCAAGACTATGATATCCCTGAAAAGGTAAATGATTTTCTAGAAAGATATGCCGATAGACAGAAAGTATTTGATTCAATATTATTAAATAAATTAGAAGGGTTTTTTTCGGACTTGCAATGGTCTTTAGATTTAAATCCTTACACAAATGCATTAGCATCCTTTGAGATATAAAATAAATTTCGTATATTACAATAAATAAAAAAATAATGGTTAATAAGAGTACACTCACTAGCGTCATTTCAAAATATTATTTAAACGGACTAAATAATCAAGTAAAATGGAGAATTAAAGATAATCAACTTACAGTATACGCAGGTAGTAATGGTCGGGTATGTAAAGTACAACACAATAACTTTAATTTAGAAGATGCAGAATTAGGAATATTTGATACCCATAAGTTAAGTAAATTACTTTCTATTACTAGTGGTGAATTAAATATATCACTTGAAAAAATCAAAGCAGTTTATACTAAAATGCATGTTGCTGATTTAAATTTTGATTTAACATATTCATTAGCAGATATCTTAATTCTAGGTAAAAATACTTATTATGAAGACCCTGAAGAATTTGAAATACAAATAGATTTAACACGAGAAGATATTGACCATTTAATTAAAGCAAAAGGTGCTTTAGCTGATGTAAACAATATGTTAATTACTACTACTCAAGATTTTGATGGAGTAAACGTATGTGAAATAGTATTTGGTGATAATACTGGTTTTTCAAATAAGATTACTTACCAACTTAGAGGAAATATTACTAAAGGAGATATTCAAATCCCATTTGATTCAGATATATTTAAAGATATATTAAGTGCCAACAAAGATATGGAGAAAGGTACATTAAAAATATCAGAAGTAGGTATGTTAAAAGCAAATTTCTCAACAGAAGAAACAGAAAGTGAATACTTTATCGCGAGAAACGAATAGGTCACATACGTATAAAGGAATTTAATATTGCAGGGCTAGGGCATGCTGTTATATTCACAAATAATAAACCGAGAGCTTCGGCCTCACAAAAACTAAATGATATGAGTACATTATTCAATGAACGGACACCGTTCGACTTACTATTCCGTAATCTTTTTAAGACAGACGGAGTTTTCCAACCAACAACGTTTGAAAACAAACAACCACACCCACTAGATATTTTTTATGACGATGAAGGACTTCATTTTGAAGTTGCTTGTACTGGTCTAACTAAAAAAGACATTCAACTAGAAATTGATGGAGATCTTTTGAAGATTATCTATAATAAACCTAATGACGAAGAGTTTGATTATAGTGGCTACATTTATAAAGGATTAGCCTCCAGATCTTTTAACTTAGGTTATAAAGTAGCATCTAAATTCGAACTAGAGAAATTAGAAGCTGAAATGAAAGATGGTTTGCTTCATCTATTTATTCCAATCGCGGAATCTAAAAAAGCAAAAACAATCAAAATAAAATAAAAGTTTTACCAAAAAAGCGTGTCCTAGCGCAATATTATTCGTATATTCACGTCTAATTAAAATCAGTTATATGTCAGAAACAAAACGAAGAAAATCAATTCAATCCATTACCGACCCTCTATTAGAACCATTTTTTATTACAAAAGATGAATACAGTTATACTGTAAAACAAAATGTAACATCAGATGCTTCACATTTTAGATCTAAAGGTAATGCTAAAACCTATGAAAAATCATTGTATTATTTTACAAGTTTAGGGCAGGCATTAACTAAAATAGCAAGTTTACAAGCTGATTTAGAGGATGTAACATCACTACAAGAATATATTGAAAATTACGAACAAATAAGTACTAACATTAAAAACTATACAGATGGCATTAGAAGCATTGTTTGATGCAGTTATCGTTAAACCGATAGAAGCAGAAGAAACCACATATGGTGGTATTATTGTCCCAGATATTGGGAAAGAAAAAAATGAAACAGGTGAGGTTATAGCAATCGGCCCTGGTAAACCAACGATTACAGGAGAATTTATAGCTACCCAACTACAGATTGGAGACAAAGTTATACTACCTACAATGGGATTCACAAAATTACCTTATGACGGTGATGAATACTATGTAGGGCCTGAAAATCAAATCTTAGCAAAAATTATAGAAAATGAGTAAACAAGTTACATTAGGAGCAGAAGCTCGGAAAAATTTAGTAAAGGGTATTGATATATTAGCAGATGCTGTAGTATCAACCTTAGGACCAAATGGTAGAAACGTAGTTATTGCAAATGATCAAGGAGCACCACAATCAACTAAAGATGGTGTTACAGTAGCAAAATCTATTTCTCTTAGCAACCCAGAACAAGAATTAGGGGTACAGTTAGTAAAACAAGCTGCTATTAAAACAGCCGAAAAAGCAGGAGATGGTACAACAACTTCCACTTTGTTAGCACGTGAAATGATTAAAGCAGGATTAAATGCCTTAAATAATGATGAAAATGCTGTTCAAATTAAACGTGATATAGATAAGGCGGTTACTGAAGTAGTTGCAAATCTTAAAAAGAATGTCTCTGAAGATATTTCAAGTGAAGAACAATTAGAACAAGTAGCTAGTATTTCTGCTAATAACGACCCTGAAGTAGGTAAGTTAATTGCAACAGCCATTGAGAAAGTTGGAATGGAAGGAGTTGTTCATATTGAGGAATCTCGTACTGGAGAAACTTATTTAGAGACAGTTGAAGGTATGCAGTTTGATAGGGGTTATAAATCTCCTTACTTTGTTACTAATAACAATACAATGTCAGCTACATTAGAAGCTCCTTTAATTTTACTATCAGAAAATAAGATCACTCAGGTAAAAGAATTATTACCCATTTTAGAAGCAGTTTCTTCTCAAGGAAAATCACTTTTGATTATTGCCGAAGATATTGATCAAGAAGCATTAGCTACTCTGATTGTAAATAAGATGAGAGGTACAATGAAAGTATGTGCTGTTAAAGCCCCAGAGTTTGGTGATAGACGTAAATTAATCTTAGAAGATATTGCTACAACAACAGGTGGTCAAGTGTTTTCTAGAGATAAAGGTATGAAATTAGACAAATTCTCTTGGGAATGGTTTGGTGAAGCTAGAACAGTAACTGTTGAGAAAGAACAAACAACTATTGTTGATGGTAAAGGTACAGAAGAAGATATCAATCAAAGAGTTGAAGAATTACAAAAACAACTAGAAAAATCTCAAACACCTTTCGAAACCGAAAAGTTACAAGAACGTTTAGCTAAGTTTGTTGGGGGAGTTGCTATTATTCATGTAGGTGGAAACACTGAAACGGAAATGAAAGAAAAGAAAGATAGAGTTGATGATGCTCTACATGCTACAAAAGCAGCAATTGAAGAAGGTATTATCCCTGGTGGTGGAATGGCATTATTATATGCTTCTCAAGACATAAAATCAGATTCAACTGGAGCTAGTATTGTAAAAAAAGCATGTAGAAAACCATTTAACCAAATCTTAGTTAATGCCGGTTATGATAATACCCAAGCAGAAATTTTAGCATCAAAGTTAATTGATTCTAATAACACTTGGGATGGTTATAACATCAAAACCGAAGAAGTAGTTAATATGAAAGAAGCAGGGATTATTGATCCTACTAAAGTAGCTAGAACAGCATTACAAAATGCAGCTTCAGTAGCAGGTACTGTTTTATTAACTGAGTGTACAGTAGTGAATGAACCGAGTGAAGACTCACAAGCAATAGATCCATCAATGATGATGGGGATGTAAATTAATAATTAATAAATAAATAAAAAAAGAATGACAAAACAAGAAATTTTTGAGGTAATTGAAGAAAACTTTAATATCTTAGCAGCAGAACACGTAGGAACTACAAAAGCAAGTCAAGGACGAGCTAGAAAAGCAGCACAAGCTATTAAGAGAGTAATTACAGATTACAAGAAAGCATCTGTAGCAGAATCTAAATAAAGTAATTGGGGGAACTTTTGGTTCCCCCATTTATTTTTCGTATATTATATACATGGAAAAACAAAAAACACAAATAGAAGAAACTAATATATTAATAGCTATAAGACAACCACCTGGTGATCGCTGGCAATTAGCAGATGAACCTCAAGGGAAAATATACACTAACCTAACAGATGTTTTAGAAGCATATATGCAAAAATCCGGATTTAGAGGTGACTATCGGTTAGCACCCTTAAAAGGTAATTTATATGCTGTTAGTGTTGAAGAGGTACAAATTACAATAGAACCAATTAAAACATATTCGATCTATGGAGAACTTTCAGAAACAAACTAATAGTTTACTTGTTGAGAAATTTAGACCTACTACTTTAGAAAATTATGTTGGTAATGAAAATATCAAGAAATCAATTTCTAAATACTTAGAACAAAATGATATTCAAAATTTAATATTTTATGGACCCGCTGGTACAGGAAAAACAACTTTGGCAAAACTTTGTGTTCAAAATCTTAATTGCGATCACCTTTATATTAATGCCTCAGATGAACGGGGTATTGAAACGATTCGTGATAAAGTACAAGGATTTGCGAGCGTGGCTTCTTTTAAACCACTTAAGGTGGTCATTTTGGATGAAGCTGATTTTCTTACTATACAAGCGCAGGCTTCTCTCCGTAATATCATTGAAACTTTCTCGCGTACGACGAGGTTTATTATGACTTGTAATTTTGTAGAGCGTATCATTGATCCTCTACAATCTAGGTGTCAGGTATTAAAAATTGTTCCACCATCTAAAAAAGATGTAGCTAAACATTTAGCTTGGATTTTAGATCAAGAAAAGATTAGATATGAAATGCAGGACTTAGTTCCTTTAATTAATCAATATTACCCAGATTTACGTAAATGTATTAATACTATACAGTTATCTACTATAGATAATGATTTAAAATTAGATCAATCCATATTAGTATCATCAAATTATATTGATAAAGTTATTAATGAATTGTCTAATAAAGCTAATTTTAAAACGGTTCGTCAAATAATAGCTGATGCCAATGTAGATGATTTTGATGAATTATTCAAATCACTCTACACTAAAGCATCAGAATATTTACCAGGTAAAGAAGGCACAGCCTCTATTTTAATCAACGAACACCAATATAAAGCAAATTTCCGTATTGACAAGGAAATAAATATAATGTCATTAATCCAACAAATAATAAATAACAAATAATTATGCAACAACCAGAGGCTCAAATGCCACCAATCGATTTAAAAAACACTACTGAAGTAAAAAACTTTGATGGTGGAAGTGTATTTCAACAAGGAGTAATTTTACGTAAAGTATCTAAATTTGTAACAGGTACAGATGAAGATGCCCTAATGCCCATCCCTGTATTTTATGATCCAACAACTTACAAAATCTTAACAGATTCAGTTCCTAGAGATTTAAGAGAAGATCTTAAAGATGAACTTTGCTAGATGAATAACATCTTTGATTGGTTAAAAGCAATTAACACTACCAAACCCCCAGTTGAGTCTTTTACAGACAAAGACTGGGATGTTTGGAATAGTTATATGATACATAGATTTTTATCACAAAATGTTGATTATTTAGAAATTGTAAACTATGTACAAGATTTTCCTCCACAGGAAAAGAGAATGATTTATTCTATTTATAAGGAATTTATACCTAAAAATAATAAATGGAGTAAATATATTAAATCAAAAGTAAAACAACCAAACAAAGATTTAGTCAATCATATCAAAGATAATTTTGAATGTTCAAGTAAAGAAGCAAAAGAATATATAACTATCTTGGATACCACACAAATTAGTCGTATATTAACGAATAGAGGATTAGATAAAAAAGAACAAAAATTAATATTAAAATAAAATTTAATGGTAACAGTTATTCTAAATGGTTACAAAAGACCACATGCCCTATCCCTACAGTTAGAAGCAGTTAAATCTCAAACTCTTCCTGCTACTAATATAATGATGTGGCAAAATAAAGGTGGGGAGTTTAATTCTGATTTAGTTAATTCCACTCAACATGCTAGTTGTAATTCAAATTTAGGTGTATGGGCCAGATTTTCATACGCTTTAAATGCACAAACCCCCTATATTTGTATTTTAGATGATGATACAATCCCAGGAAGTAAATGGTTAGAAAATTGTTATAATACAATCCAACATTATGATGGTTTATTAGGTACTATAGGAATAAAATATAATAGTGACAGCGCATATTTTCCTAATAATAGAGTTGGTTGGGCAAATCCTAACGAAAATACTGAACAAGTAGATATTGTAGGACATTCTTGGTTTTTTAAAAGAGAGTGGTTATCTACTTATTGGAGAGAACTCCCAGAAATAGGACAATCTAATTTAGTAGGAGAAGACATTCACTTTTCTTATACTTTACAAAAATATTTAAATAAAAGTACTTTTGTACCCCCCCACCCACTTAATGATGTTGAAATGTGGGGTAGTAAACCAGATACTGCTAATTCTTTAGGAAATGGGCCTGATAAAGTAGGAATATCCCAATCCCCAGAGATGTTTGATTTATTTAATAATGTTTATTCTTTTTATATAAAAAAAGGATTTAAAACATTAAAAAATAGTATATAATATGAATAAAGCCTTTATACTTCACGCTAATGAAAAATACTTTGATATAGTATCTACCTGTATTAAATCTATTAGACAATATAGTCCTTTACCTATTTACGTGTATTTAATTAATTCAAACCGAAAAATAGATATAGATGGTGTTACTACAATTAAATGGGATATATCATTAAAATCACAAAAAAATAATTATATTAAAGAAGGTAATAATTTTTATATAAACCGAGGTAGCAGTGAAATCTATAATATTTTAACCCAAAAACCTTTAATAGTAAAACATGCCCTAGAAAATTTTGCTGATGTTGTAGCTTATATTGATAGTGATTCTATAGCTACACCTTATGTAGAAAACATATTTAATTATTATAATGATATTGAACCTTACCCATATTTTGGGGAGGGAATTTATGATTATTTACACTATAATGGGAGAGGAGGGGCTATAGACCCAAATAATTTAAGTACTACTTTAGAACATCCTGTAAGTGAATTATTTAAATTAAACCAATATAATAGAGTTGGAAAGCGTTATAGACAAACTGGGTATTTTATAGCAGGTCAAAATAATATAGAATTTTTAGAAGAATGGTATTGGATGTTAAACCATCCCATTATTCTAAAAAATACAGCATATTATGCCCCTTACCATGAAGAAACAATATTAAATCCTTTACTTTGGGATAGAGAATTTTATAATGGCTTGCCTCTTGTATACCTTAATGGTACATTAGAGACCATAGATGAAGTATATAATAATCTAAGTTTTAATGGGGTAAGTAGAGAAATAAGACCATGGTTAAAATTACCCGCTAAAAAAGAAGATTTATTATTTTTCCATGGTGAAAAAAATACTGAAATAAGAAATAAAATGATAATTAAAATAAAACAACTACATGATGAAAAAATTATTTAAAATGTTAAAAACATCTGCGGAAGCAGATAAAGCAAAAGCCTTATTGTCACTTGATTTGTTAGGTAATCAAGCAGTTGGTATTGGAGACCATTCAACCGGAGACTTTTATAAAAATGCTGAAGAAGCACTTATTATGTTAGTTGACGCCGATGATAGATTAGGAGCATTAGATAAGTATTTTGACACTAAAGGACAACTAAATGGGTAGTTCAGTAAGTAAATGGTCAGAAACTAATAATACAACAGTATCAATTCCAATAAATACAAAAATGAGCGATAGAGAAATTATGAATGCTAAAAATGGTAAAACAGACGAGATAGATGTAATTTTACATTTTGAAGAACAATACCCTGAATTATCAGAAGAATTCCAGAATATACAAGAGGAACAATACGAGTTATTTGCTAAAAAGATGCTCGATTACGGTTTAAATAATATTACATTAGGCGGGGATATCGTTAATAACAGCGATGACAAGAAGTTCTCGTTAACTGGGTTAACCATTAGATTAACCGATAAAATCAACCGTTTA